GGCCGGGGCAGACGGCGCGGGAGCGGGAGTAGAGGGCTTCGGCTTCTCCGGGGTCGGCGTAGCCGACGGCGCAGGCTTAGGCTCCTCACCCTTCGGAGTCTCCGGCGTGACCGGCTTATCCGGGGTCGGCGTCACCAGCTTCTCAGGAGACGGCTCGGTCGGCTTGTCCTGGGTCGGCGTGACGGGCTTTTCCGGGGACGGGTCAACGGGAGTGACCGGCTTCTCAGGAGTCGGCTCAGGAGTAGGAGTAGGCTTCGGCTCCTCGGGCTTGTTCGGCTCAGGAGTAACCGGCTTATCGGGAGTCGGCTCCGGGGTAGGAGTCGGCTCAGGAGTAGGAGCAGGCTTCGGCTCATCCGGGGTCACGGGCTTCTCCGGCTCCGGCGTCACCGGCTTGTCGGGGGTCGGCTCGGGAGTAGGAGTAGGCTCGGGAGTCGGGGTAGGCTTCGGCTCATCCGGGGTCGGCGTCACCGGCTTATCCGGGGTCGGCTCGGGAGTAGGAGTAGGCTCCGGGGACGGGGTCACGGGCTTCTCCGGCTCCGGGTCAGCCTCAGTGTCCGCACCAGAGTCACCCTTGGCGCGCCACGTTGCTGTCGCAGAGACTTCCTGCTCGTTAATCACGGCGGTGTTCACGAACTTCTTGGAGTCGCCGGTCTGCTTAATCGACACGCGGCACGTCCAGTCGCCCTCGCCAGTGGCGGGAGCAACAGCCGTAATCTCGGTCTTGTCGGCGTTCAGCTTGTTCGCCGTCGCCTTGGTAGTGTTCGCCCAGTTACCGTCGTTCGTGCAGTAGAAAGCACTGCCGAACGTGGCGTTAGCGCCCTTCTCGACCGCCTTTAGCGCGGTGCCAGGGGCGACCGTCGCCTGGACGTACCCCTTCATCACGTAGTGGCCCGCATCGTCCTTACCGGCCGCGTACATGTACTTGTCTGCGCCGGGGTGGAACGCCTCACCAACAACGCCCTTACCCAGGCTGATGTCGTAGGTGGTGCCGTCAACGGTGATCGTGGTGGACTTCTTACCCACGGCATCCTTGTTGACCTCAAAATTGTACTCAACAAACGCGTTGTTGAGCGTCCCGTTACCACCGAGAGCGTTCACGCCCTCGTCGATAGTGAACGTGAACTGCGTGCCGCTGATCTTAGCGGTACCGATCTCCTTCGTGCTACCGTCCAGAGCGGTAGCCTTCAACTTAATGCCAGTCAGGCCGGTCGGAACCTGTAGGCCGGGGCCGAGGTCAGCGGTGAACGTCGCGCCCGGAGAGACGTTCTTGCCCGTATAATCAATACGGACAGAGAAATTATTGCCCACGGAAACGGTGTCGTAAGGTCGAGTGACCTTGACGCTCTGAATAGACAGGCCGCCCGTCGCGGTGGAAGCGCCCGGCGTAGAACCAGTCACGCTGTTGATACCGTTCGCAGACGATTCGGCGGGAGCCGGAGCCGGACCCTCAACGGGAGCAGCATACGCGGCAGACACGCCGAGGCCACCGGCAGCGACCGCGAGAGCAGCGCCAGCAACCAGAGTACGCGTCGCCTTACCGGCCTTGCCAGTGATAGAAACGGGGAACTTCAAGAGATTCTTCTCCTTCATTGTCGGTTCTTGCGCCTCCAACAGCACCACCGCACACCCAGTCGCCCCGCCCCACCCATCCTATCGGGCGAGAAAACTCAACGGGAACAACCAGGCACACAAAAACGTGCGGCAAACTGCCAGAAACGTCCATTACACGGTAAACGATAAACGACAACCACGGTCGCCGTCAAATGTACACCCGCACAAACTTGCATGAACCACGTCACAGTAGGAGCGGGAGCACTCACGAAACGCACACCACACAATAGCCGACAAACAAAACAAACCGCAACAAACCAGCAACATGCGACAGAGCAGGACACAGCCGACAAACAAACAGCCAAGCGGGCACACCGCGACGCACGTAGTAAAACACCCCACCAGAAACAAATCGCGCAACACGCACACACCACCACACGCCATTCACAAAGCCAGGCGCGCACAGATAAACACACACGCAGTCCCAGCGAACAACACCGCGCGCTAGAGTACAAGGAAACCCCGCAACTGCACCCGCATCGAGTACAGTCACGGGGTATCCCGTCATCGCCTACGCCCCAGCGCCGACACGCACGGAAACCACACCATCCCCAAACAGGGGATCGCGCGTTCCCGACCCGCACGCGACAGCACCAGCAGCGGCCAGACCGTAGATAAACGGGAGATACCCGAACACCCCCAGAGGGAACATCCGCCCACGCGGCGCGACAACCACGCGAACACGGTCCAGACAAGGAAAAGAGAGAAGCCCACGCCCCGCCCGCCAGAGCAAAGGCGGGGGAAGCCCCAACAGACAGGAGCGTGAACCCCAGCGGACAGCAGAGGACTCGAACCTCACCCACAATCACGTGAGCGAACCGATTAGCAGTCGGACCCAACAACCATGCTGGATTACTGTCCAAAAAGAGGGAAACAAAACAGCCATCGAGCACGCGCGGCGCGCAACAAGAACCCGCGCACCATCCGCCAAACGTAGGACACCAAGCGCCCCACGGGCGGCACCAACCACAGGGCTACACGCCCCAATGTCGGCCACAACACGCGCACACGCGCACTCGTATTAAACCGTTTCGCTTCCCCCAGTACCAGTCGCGAGACTCGAACTCGCACGCCCAACCGAGCACCCGCTTTTGATTGACACTCCCGCAATATCTTCCATCACGAGATTCCTGCGAACTAGGCTTGCTTAAACCCCGGCACAAAACCAGAGTCCATCGGCTTCCCATATTGAGCAGGCTACCCCCGATTGTCGGTCGGTTCCCTTCAAGGCCACTCACGCGTTTTGCGTGGTGCCAGTACCTCCGGTGGGACTCGAACCCACACGCTCACACGAGCGCCACATTTTGAGTGTGGTGTGTCTACCAATTCCACCACGGAGGCAAAAGAAAAAGGGAGCGAAAACAAACACGAGCAACAACCACGCGACCACAGTGCGCCCAACCAGCGGGACACACGCACACCAGCCGCACCATCGGCCAGCCCAACCCGCGTGCGCGGACACTCTCAACCGGCCCACCCAGACCGGCCCAACTTACTCACCAACACCGAGAGCACCCTGGCGCAAACACCCAAGCGCCACCCGCACACACCCAGCGCACCACCAATGCCGCCACACCCCAGCGTGACAGCACCCGCAGCCGCGAGCATCCCCGCGTTGTTTCCGCTCCCCGGTCGGCGTAGCAGGACTTGAACCTGCGGCCTCTTCGTCCCGAACGAAGCGCGCTACCAAACTGCGCCACACGCCGAAAACAGGGAAACAAACCCTAAAAACATCCACTATTCAGTTCAGTTTTCCTCTTGTTGGTTCCAACTGTAGCACGCTCACGCGCCACCGTCAAAACCAGAGCCGAATGTGGGACTCGAACCCACAGCATCTCGTTTACAAGACGAGCACTCTACCAGTTGAGTTAATCCGGCGAGCCACGCTCACTCACACTATAGCACGAGGTGAGCGTGAGCAGCAAGAGAAAATGCAAGAAACACCTTGCCGCCAGTGCGCCCGGTGGGACTCGAACCCACACGCCGCGAAGGACACCAGAGCCTAAATCTGGCGTGTCTACCAATTCCACCACGGGCACATTAACGTATTCAATTTTCGCAAGGCCACCCCCGAAAGGCCAACCAGTGCGCCCAGTGGGACTCGAACCCACACGCCCCAACAAACGGGGCACCGGACTCTCATTCCGGCGTGTCTACCATTCCACCACAGGCACTAAAGCCAGCCAGTCCCGGAGGACGACTGGCAGCTACAGAAGCATAATATCACACGCCGCCACTCGCGCGCAAGCGGTGGACGCGCCCACACCCAAACAGCGTGGAAAACACCATGCTCCCGTGGACCGTGCAGGACTCGAACCTGCGACCAACTGGGTGTAAACCAGACGCTCTACCAACTGAGCTAACAGTCCAAAGTGTGGCGCGCGGGAGTCGAACCCGCCCCCGGCAGTCTTGTTGATGCTCCACCAAATTAAGCTACACCCTTTACTCGTGTCTCCACCCAACGCAGGGTGGCCCTTTCGGAATGGCGGGAGTCGAACCCGCAACCTTCAACGCTCTTTCATGCCGTGCGGCCCACGCCGCTCACGCCACAAGACCCTTATTCTTTTATGACTGTGGGCCGTGCAGGACTCGAACCTGCGACATCCTGGCTCGTAACCAGGCGCTCTGTCCACTGAGCTAACAGCCCATAGGCGGGGCAGTGGGAGTCGCACCCACACGTTCCATTCGTGCGCATCGAACAGATCGCGGCTGAACTATACCCCTGACGACAACGGCTCCAAGACGCCGCCGGGGCGATCAACCCCCAGCGAACGCTCTTCACCATTGTCGCACGCGAACAAGTCGCGCTCTGCGGCGGGAATCGAACCCGCACCCCAGGCTGGTGACCTGTGCTCATCCCTCTACGGGTTTTGCACCCGCTTAAGCTACGCATTGTGGACCGTACAGGACTTGAACCTGTGACCCTCGGCGCGTGATGCCGATGCTCTACCATCTGAGCTAACGGTCCAAAAGCTGGCCTGTCTGGGACCAGCCGCGCGGACAACGGATATGCCTTGTGGAGCCAGACACTCCTCCGGGTCACCGATGCTGGCCCGCGCTCTGCGCCCTACGCCGCGCGGGGTACCCACTCATATTGTGTGGGCCTTACCGGCGGTATCGGGCGCATTGTGTAACGGCGGGAATCGAACCCGCTCACATGCGCATGTCTGCGCAAGCGACCACACCAGTGGCGCTACTTAGGAGGCGGTCATCACCGTTCCTCCCGCGCCCGCCGCGCACCCGCCGACTCGTGGTTATCAGCCATTAGTCGGTGTGCGCTCGAAAATGACGGGCGCTACCAGAGGTTGCGGGAATCGAACCCACTCTCCCGAACAGAATAGACTGTTGAGTCTGAATTGTTCGGGCGCTTTACCATAAGCTAACCTCCGTGGACCGTACAGGAATCGAACCTGCGACCTCCTGCTTGCAAGGCAGGTGCTCTACCAATTGAGCTAACGGCCCGAAGCGTGGGAGCTACCCACGTTCCGAGAACTACCTAGTATTACGTTCTCTCGCGTCCCAGGAATCCAACCTGGCTCATTTCGCCTTCTTCTTAAACTACACTCGCCCTTGCGGGGCGGTGGTGGGACTTGAACCCACACCTGCTACTCTGGTCAGCAGACATGACGCTGTGGGTCTCAATGGAATCGAACCATTATCTCTCCGGCACTCCGGCCGGCCGCTTTACCCGGAGAGTCGCTTAGCGGGCCTAGAACACCGCCTTGCTTCCTCTAATTAAGCTAGAGACCCTTATTGTATTATTTTAGCCCTGTTTCCCGGAGTCGAACCGGGGTCGCACATTGCACTAACGCTGATCTTCCGTTGATGTATAACAGGGCCGTTGGCCGAAACCGCCAGCCGTGAGGAGACTTGCCCCCACAATGCCAACTTGGTTAAGGTTGGCATCTGTCGGCGTAGCAGGACTTGAACCTGCGGCCTCCCGCTCCCAAAGCGGGCACTCTACCAAACTGAGCCATACGCCGTTATCAATTTCATCGCTTGTGATCCACATCAATATGCGAGCGGACCCTCCCGGTTCCTCTCCAACGCCCTACCTCTTTCGGCGGACTTGCTGGAGGCCCTGTGAGAGGGGCTGCTCAACAACTTCCCTCAATCACTCACGGGAACAACAATATCCCACAAGACCCCACAAGTCAACATGAACGTAAGTGAACTACACCACAGATAGCGCGTCCGCGAAAAACCGCAACAGCCCTCGCCACAAACGATACCCCACCGCCAATTCTGACCTATATGCGTATCAAATAAGGTCACATAACCTACATTTGTAGGCCATATTTCCTCGTTTGAGCGCCGCCTCATTGGTCCCCAGAGCGACACACGCGCCCTGGTCCGCTAGTACGCTGGCCTCCAAACTATATGCTTGTGCCCTAGCGGGGCGTACAGGAAGAATCACCTCCCTCGCAGTTCGACGGTGGTTCTTCCTTTTCGGAGTCGGCTTACCTTTGGTCCTGTCTCTACCTGGATACTTTAATGACGCTCTGGCGGGTGGCGTTTTGAGTGTCTGCTGTGGCCTGAGTTTCCGGTTTTTCGCCCGTGTCGCCCTTGCTTTAGCGACGCGGGGAACGGCACGGGCTGCGATGTTGGCAGCGGCGTTAATGTCCCGGTCCATCACCCCGTGCTCGGGACACACGGACAGCTTGTGAGTCGGGTGGGTGACCGGCTCGCCGCACACATGGCATTGTTGCGACGTGTTCGACGAGTTGACCGCCACCACCCAGCCGCCGTTTTGTTGCGCGTAGTGGGTGAGCCACTGGATGAGCGCCCCTCGGTTCCACCTGCCGTTTTGCATGGTGTTTCTAATCCAACCAAGGTATTCAACAGCGACGACGGCGTTGCCCCATAGGTGGGAGAGGTCGGCTATCTCTTGTGCGGCGAGAATCGCCAGCTCGCGCTTCTTGCGGGATGCAGCCTCGCGGTGGAACTTCACCTCATCAAGGGCAGACATTCTGGCTTGACGGTCACGGAGCAGCGTCGCGGCTTTCCTTCTCAGGGCGCGAACTTGCCGCTGCGACGCACGCACGCTGTTCCACAGTGAATGAACCCGCCGTGAGAGCGTCGTCTCATGCACTATCCGCCCTGTTTTCACATCGCGCACTACGACCGTGGCGTAGTCGTTGATCCCCACGTCTACGCCGATAGTGTAGTCCCCCGAAAACTGCACAACCGGGTTATCTGTCACGACGGTGAAGATGAACACGGGCTGGCCACCCTGGGCCTTAATGAGCGGTCGGGTAACCTTCCCCTCAGTGAACCTCTTGTTGTCGAAGTTGAAGATCAGCCGGTACCATTGCCCTTGAATAACCATTTTCAGGACAATTTCGCCATCAAGAAAAGGGTTATTTTCAATGTCGGCGTAACACTTATCCACTGCGCCAAGGTTCACATAGTCCTCACCATACGCGGGCGCTGTGGTACTTGCCGTTCGTTTCCAGCCTTGACTCACATACTTGTCACTATCGTCGTTCGCGGCTTTAACGCGCTCCTGGTAGGAGCGGTAAGCGGTCACAACGTTGTACCGCACCAGCCGCTCTTTACGCGACTTACCTGTTCGCCCAGATGCAAGAAAATCGGGCATGGTCACACCTGCACGGGCACCCGCCACTGTCGGGTGAGCGGCAGCAACGTGAGCCAGCTCGCCACCTAAAGCATCGTCGTTACGAACCACGTAGGTCGCATAGGCCGAGATGTCCCGAACCTCAGACACGAGTTCAGCCATAACTGGGGCGCTATCTAGCAGCACACCGTTCATGTCCAAAACGTGAAACGGACGCGCGACAAAAGCCTTATAGGTCTGATTCTTCGCCAAAGCACCCCCATCTAGTACAATATGCCACCGTTAATTTATCCAACATCATCAACCATAGGCCACGTGTGCAAGAGCAACAAATTTATCGACAGTTGCACAACCATACCACACGCACACACAATAACAGCACGCCACCCACACGTCCACACTAGGCGCAACGCGCAGCATCTCACAATACTAGCGCACCCGCAACTAGCGGACGCCCTTACGGAGGACCGTCACCGCCTTTGTCGCGCACGGCAACACCCCACCCAAACGGAACAGTCGCGCGCCATGACGCGAAAACCCCTCATCATAAAACACATTGCAACCCTCGACAGCGAACCCACGCGACCCATAAAACCACTGCATAAACCCGCCGGGAGACCCAAACGCCGCGTTACAGTAGCACTCCTGCGACTCGCGATCAAGAGACCCGAGTCCCCACACCGCGTGCAAGAAAACCTCGCATACGCTCGCACGCTCACCCACAAGCAACAAACCACTGTGACGCGACTCAACGCGCGCAGAACCGTCAGCAACGACACCGCTGCTCTCCATCGCGCTCACCCACTGTGCAACCTCGCACGCAGCTCCCTCACCTACGAGATCAAGGGACGCGGGCAGCGAACCATCCTGCGCGCCCGCCGCGTAATCGGCCCAATCACGGACAACAACGCAGCCGGACGGGGACACAATGCTACCGATCAGCTCGAACAGCGCATCGTTCTCAACGTTGCCCGGCTTACACGCGGGCGTCAGCAGCTCGTGGACGACACTCGACATGAACACTACGTCAAACGTACCCACATGCTCATCCAGGTCACCCGCGCTCACATGGCGGAACCCACCGTCAACACACATCGCCTTCTCAACGTCAGGATGCGCGTCATGACAATAATACGCACCACCCGCGTCCTCTACCAGGTCACGCAAGAGACGCGCGTTCTCGGGCATCCCACACCCGAAATCAAGCACCTTCACGCCCGGGCGCACATGTCCACGCAGCGCATCCCACTTCGACCCATACGAACGCACCATACGCCGCGTGTACAAGCCATCATAACCACCGTCAACGGTCGCGGACGGGAACGAAGAAACAAGAACAGAATCAGCATTAACCATGAACACCACAGTAACACGGAGGTGACGAGAGCGCGAAACCACACACCATACTGCACTCCGTTACAACCTAGTTTATCTTAGGCTGCATGGCCTCGTTACCAAGGCCAGCTCCAAGCCTCACGCCACCAGTCGATGACCGCTTGGTTCGCGCTTCACCGGGGTCAGCGTCGCCCAATAATGAGCTGAAACGTCTTACGTCCCCTCCACGCGCGTTTAATGTCTCCGGGGCACTCCCGGCGACCTGAATATTGATGGCCGCGTTCAAGTCACGGTCCATTGCTAGACCGCAACTGTCACAACGGTAGGTCCGCTCGGACAGGGAGAGCTTGGCTTTCACACTCCCACATCCTGAGCACGTCTTGCTACTACGGTACCAGCGGTCAACCACGCACAGCGCGGCACCTGAGCGCGCGGTCTTGTACTCTAGCTGGCGACGAAACTCACCCAAAGCCGCGTCGCTCACGCTACGGGCGAGACTGCGATTCTTCACCATGCCCGCGACATTCAAGTCCTCGATGCACACGACACTGTACGTCTCAGCGATCATGGTTGTGGCCTTGTTCATCGCATCGGCCCGCACGTCCGCTACGCGAGCGTGCAGCCTGGCAACCCGCTCTTTAGCCCTCTCCCGACGCGCGCTCCCCTCGACTTTGCGGCTCAACGATTGTTGAGCCTTCCGCAACTCTTTCAACCGCGTACCCAGGGCGCGAGGGTTAGGGATAACCGTACCGTCAGACAGTGTAGCGAGGTGTTTCACACCAAGATCAACACCGACTGCGCCTAGCTTTGGAGCCGACTCGGGCGCAGTGGACTCACGCTCCACGGTCAAACTCGCGTACCAGTGTCCAGCCCGGCGGGATACACTTATGCGGATAAGACGAGCACCAGCCACACGCCGATACACATTCTCCATGCAATGCACACGACCAATGCGGGGCAGCTTCAACCCATAGGGGTCACTAGCCTTGGGTGCAGTGAAATCGGCTGAATACGCAAACCTCATAGTGGTATTCTTGGACTTGAACTTAGGGAACCCAACCTGCTTGCCTTTACGCTGTCCTTTGCGAGACTGAGACCAGTTCGAGAAACCGCGAGCTAGGTCACGAAAGGCCATGCTGTAGGCTTCTTTGCTGTTCTGGCTCCACCACACGACGCCAGTATCAGGGTTAACGGCGAGAGTGTCCTTGTTTGCGTTCCACCAGCGGCGCAGAGAGTAGTGCGACCAGTCGGCAGGTTCACCGTTTTCTAGCGCCTCTTTCACGTGAGCGAGACCAGCGTTATACGCGAAACGAGCAGCCCCAGCATGACTCGCCATCAGCCGCTCCTGCCTCGGCGTAGGGTCAAGCTGAACCTTCACAGCCTCGTAAGAACCCATCCGGCAAACTCACCCCCAAACCTTCTCACGCTCTCTTACTGAAATCGCAAACATCGTAACACAATCTCGGCAAAGAAGTCAACACCCAAGTGCCCGCCACTCGCCTATCACACACCAAGCTCAGACACAGTACACAACATCTCTCGGTACTGCCGCACGCACCCCAACACGTCAGGCAACGCCCGATGCGCGGCAGGGCTATCAGCCACCCACGCAACGTTCACGCCGCCCGCACGCAGGAAACGGGCAACGCTCGACGCGTCCAACACCCGGTGGTCTAGCGACGCGTACACGCACGGTAGAAAACGCTTCACAAACCCACGGTCAGCGTGAACACTGTTCCCGCCAAGCCACACCCGGTACGACGAGCCGCCATGCAACCCCACGAAAGCGTCTGCGCACTCCTCCAACCACGCGCACATCTCCATGTCAACAAGCCCAGCCACCATGCCAGACCCGCCCGCTCGCCTCACGCTCTCGGACAGGCCGCTACGCGCGTGCATCACCGCCACACGCCCACGCAACCCATCCACAACGCGCTCAGCCTCCACCGTGCTCCCCAGGTCCACAACGCGACTAAACGGCTCCAACCCGAGCGTGCGACCCGACATGTCAGTCACCACGCCCGCGACCTCCAACAGGCGCTCACAGTCCGCGTCAACGCCCGTCGCCTCCACGTCTACCCACAGCACGACATCAACCACGCCAGACGCGCTCGCGCCCACGCCGTCAACAGGAAAGTCACCCGCCACAGGAGCCACAACCCTTCCACACAAAACCGCGCACCCCAAACGTAACAATCACGAGGAAAAGAAAAGGTGCGCAACAAAACAACAATAACAGGAACAAAATAGCACAAACGGGCAACAACGGATACGACCGTATAGAAAGCGCCAACACGCGACACAAAAAGCAGGCAAAAACGAGAAGAGGAAAGAAGAAGCACAAGAAAAAGAGAAGCAGACGGCAAACAAAAACGGGGTGCGGACCACCCACAGGATAGTCCGCACCCCAACCAGAAAGAAAGAGTTACTTCATAGAATGGAACCCACTACTCAAACCCCACTCGCGCTCCTCACCGGGACGTGGCACACCAAACCCCGCAGACGCTCTCTCCTCCACGGGCAAACCCTTATACTTTTTCGCCGCACGACGACACTCATTACGCCGCAAACGGAACACAATCGCCTCGTGATACAGCGGGTCCGCATCCGAATACGTCTTTTCTACAACGTCATCCACGCCAGCGCGCGACACGCACACGCTCTGCGTAAACGAACGCACAACCGCACCCTCATACCAGCGACACAACACATCAACCCCCGCGCGCCCCCTATCCGCATACGACTTCACCGCGAACACCGGAACGCCCAGACCACGCGCCGCAAACCGCAACGCATCATACACGCCACCACCATCAGCATGATAGCCCACAACGCCCTGACCGGCAGCCACATAGCCCGCCAGGTGAATACGCCAATCCTGCCACCCAGCAGGCATCGACACAACCACTCCACCAGCAGCCACGACACGTCCACACAACGCCACCACACGGCGCGCCCACACCGCGCCGTCACGCGCCGCACCCTGGATAGCGCCGCCGGGACTCAAATCGGGAGCCAACACCACAAGCCCCTCACCAATAATCTCATCAAAATCAAGCAGACGCGACACCATCTCCGCGCCACCCGCACCCGTGACCGGAACCACCAGGGTACCCCACCCGGTGCCGCCCGTCGCATACTCACCCGCCACCGACAGAGCATACGCGCACAACGCTGCACCATTCATCGACTCGGTAGAAAACGCCTCCGTGCTCACGCACCGCACAACGTCGCGGCCAAGCAGTTCCTTGAAACGCTCATACGCGCCAACCTCAATGTCAGCCGACACGATGGCCGTCGCCTCGCCGCCAGCCGGGACGGGCGTGTACCCCGTTTCGTCCACGAACATGCTCGCGCGCTCACCCCACCCCAACACTGGGGCAGACACCACGCCACCACCGCCAGTAGTAGCTGGCTTTCGCGCCGCCTGACCAGCCTCGCCGTTTCCATTACCGTTGTCATTGTTTACCAAAATGGTTATCCCCCATCGTGTTCTCTCGCCCCATCTTTTATAGGAAAGTGGCGCAACCCCTATTGTGTTGGGTATTTGTACACTACACTACCACAAGCTGAACCGCGCACGCAACGCGAACGCGCACAAACAGACACCAAGCGGCCACGACACGCACACTATCACGTAGCGTGACATGTGGGCATCTGCTAAGAGAGTGCGCGCCAGCCACTAACACGCCCCGCAACAAAGCGCACGCCTGTTGCAGGGCGACATCGGTTTAGATTTCGTCTGACGGGCGGGCGCTCCACGCCTCAGCGATCAGACGATGCACAGCCCACAGTTCACCGTATCCGTTCTCGTCACTCTGCGCCGCGCTCCACACGGTCTCCGCATACCCCTCCACGGTGACCGTGTACGTGAACCACCTGTACGGGGCGAGAACACCCAACACAGCCTCCACCACAGGAGCAAGCGGCACACCCTCAACACCCGCTGACGCGACAGCCGCCTCCACACGCTCACGCCACTGAGCAAGCACGTTACGCGGCGACACCGCATCGAACTGGCCGAGCATCGACAAGGCGCTCACAACCGCGTGGTTGCGCGAGTTCAGCCACGCCCCCTCACTCACCAGCGTCGGCACGTATGTTCGCTCCATCGCATCCTCAAACGCCGCGACGAGCGCGCGGCCGCTATCCAGCACGCTCGCGATACCCGCCTCGCCCGTGGGGGTGACATGGTAGGTGGACGCGAGGAGCGCAGCCACATGTGCGGGCGCAACAACTTCCATGCGTACACCGTAATGAGTGCCAAGCTCATGGACGGTGGCACTCAAACGCTGACCATAAGGCTTATCCTTGTCAGCCTCATAGTATGCGGTCGCGGACAGGAAACGCGTCATGCCAGTATGGTAGCCGGTGCCGCGCGTCACGTCCACGCAAACGCGCTCGCCGTCATACGCGTCACCCTCATCCGGGCAACGCATCGTGTAACAGTGGAACACGCCACCATCGTGCGCGGCAACGTCCCCATACGCGGCTCGCGCCACGTCAACACGGGTGGCGGCCGGAACATTATTCACTTGCGCCACGCGGGCGCTCATATCCTGAGTATCCATGTTCACTATGATACCACACGGGCAAGATATAGGCAGGATATGTAACGTATGTGCTACACGACACGAACCACTGTGGACAGAGCCGCCACGAGCATGATACCATTGACACGTACAAGCAATCACGCAAACCAAAAAGGAAGCAGAACCATGCAGCTACGACTCACCGACTTCCAGTCCAACACGTACGAGGACACGGATGGCTCGTGCGAGCTGTGTATGTGGACGGGGATGCTTGACCATCCCACATACGAGTTCACCGACAGCAACGGCGGTGTACATGTCATTGACGGGTGGTATTCCGACTGGGGGCACCACACAACCATTGACATTAACGTTCCAGTGTTCACGCACTGGCTCCACGGCGTAGAGTTCAAGGAGGTTAGCGCAGTCGCCGAACAGCTTGGCATCAACCACCTAGCGGGCGAACGCCTCTGGGAAGAGTACCTGCGCCAAGTCATCGACTCAGCAGCCTACTGTAGCGACGAGCAGGAACTTAACGACAACCTCGCCTGGGCGCTACAAGACAGCCAGTCCACGAACTAACCTACAAGCCAGAACAGCGGCCGGACACGGGAAGGCGGGGCGCACCTTTCGCGAGCTACGCGCGGTGCGCCCCTCGCTTGCGCCCGCCCGTAAGCACAGCGCAATCAGCGCACCACCACCACTTAAAACCAAGCGACTAACACGTGTTAGAAACACGGGAGAACGACCAGCGCGCACAAAGAAAGCGCAGACACGGTGGGTGCAACAAAACTCGGCGAGAAAGCCATGTAACAAAACGTGACACGCAGACGAAGCGCCCACCACAGGACGCGCACCACGCAAACGTCGCACACATGCAATGACAGCGCGGGCACGCAAAAGGCGCGCCCCAACCAGGGGCGCGCCCACACGCGCTCAAATCAACAACACGCGCACATCAGCGGCGCGAGTTCAACGCCACAGTCGCCGCCTCCAAATGAGCGACATTAGCACGCTGACCCTGGTCGGCAACGCCACGCGCGGCCCAATCGGGAACGCCCTCACCAAGGAAAAATTCACGAACGACATCGAGAACGCGATACACCATCAGAAAACACTCTCCTCTTTCAACAAACCCCGCGCCACCAGGTGCGGCGCGCGGGCACGAAAAACGCGCGCACCCCGAGATGTGGGGCGCACGCGACGCTGACGAAACCAACAATAGCACGCCAGCGGCCGCGCACGCAACCACGCGGACGCCGACAGTACGGTAAAACTCGTCACACAAAAGGCAGAGGGCGCGCCCCCTGAAAAAGATCAGGCAGGCACGCCCTCAGATGCTCTACCTACACGTGGCAGGCCAAGACAAACACACAATAACATGCAAGCACGCGTCATCGCACCCCGACAACACGCGAGCAAACTGCGCTACACGCACCGTCACCCAGCGGCGGGAGCAACAACGCCACCAGACAATGCGACGACGCCACCATCCCACGCGCGCAACGCAACCATTTCACGATCACCACCAGACGACGCGGGAACACTCACACGCCACACGCCCGGACGCTCCCCCACCTCAAAGAACACGCCCTCGAACGACACGAGAGAAAACAACTCCGGCGTCTCATCAAACACGCGACCCATCAGATCACGCACAGCAGGCAGCATGTCGGCACGCAACCAATCAAGGTTCGCATAATCGCGACGACACACAAGGTCCGTCACGTCAATACTCACAACACCCTCATCCTCGTACACAGTCGCCGGGCACCCCTGCGCCCACGGAAACACACTCGACACCAGCTCGCCGGGACGCGCGCCAGACGCGAACCCCTTAACAGCGGACACGGGAACAACCGCAAACATGCGGCCAGTCTGAATCGACAAAATCAATCAACCTCTCACAAAGAAAAACTAGATGCGACCGCACACAAGCGGCCACAATCAACTACACACAATAGCGAACGGAAACAACAATCGCAAACAGTGAGCACCTAAAGCCCACGCTCACTCGCTACCCGTAACACGCGGACGACGCCACCGCCAGATCATGCACGCCAAGCACGCAATCCTCCGGCGCGTCAAACCCATACACGCGCACACCAACAGCCCCGGCAGACTCGCGCACAAGCGCCTCAAACGCGCGCTCACCCACAACAGGATCACCACCCACCTCAGCGGACACATACACGTCCACAAGATCGGAACCATCCACAGGCTCCACGCTCACGGACGCGCTTCTGACGCGCCACCCACGAAAGCGCGGCAAGCCCGCCGTGCGTCGCACACTCTCAGCGAACGTGTCACCCAGCGCGCCTCCAAACGACACGGCGTACCCCTGATAACGGTACTCGAAAAATGCCACAAGCGCTCCCTTCTCTCACGTCATAACGGTAACATGGGGCGGTGGAGAAAACAAAACCCCACCACCCCGTGTTTACCGTCACACGCGTCCGACCGCCACCGGCACAGCCGCCACCGCCGCGAACTCGCCGCCACTAGACGAACGCGTAGACACCTCAACTGGCAACCCCACGGTCACGCCGCCGTCACCGTCAGCAACAGCCACACTCTCAGGCTCCCCGACCACGACACCTGCAAACAGCAAGTCGCTCTCACGCTTACGGTTCACGCGCACAGCCATACCGCCCGTACCCCTGCCCTTCACGTTAAACTCAGACAGGCTGGTTGCCTTCCACGCGCCCTCACGGATGAGACCGCCGCCAGCATCCGACAGCGACACCACCACAGCGTCACCCGCCTGAGATGACGGGATGGCGGTGAACGCGATCACACTGTCACCGTCAGCCAAGCCAATACCAGCAACACCGCCCGCGCGGCACCCGGCGGCACGCACCTTCCCCGCGTCAGCGCGCAACACCTTGCCCGCCCTTGTGATGAACACCATGTCCACGCCCGCGCTCTCCGACTCGCCCACGTGAACAGCCGACACCAGACGGTCACCGTCGGCGAGAGCGCACACGGGAACAGTGTCCGCGCGCAAAGGGTAATCCGCCTTCACGCGCTTCACCACACCCATCCCGGACGCGACAATCAGCCCATACGCGTTATCGCCGCCACCATCCACCACACTCACGCCAATCAGGGTGCCGGGGAGGGTGACTCCGAGGGTTTTCGCGGTCGCAGGAACCCCGTCGTGGAAGAACGACACGGGAACCTTCGCGCCCTCACCGTTATCGCACGCGAGCAACAGTTCACCGCCGCCATCCGTCCTCTTATCTGCGGGAACAGTGAACGACGACATGATGACACCGTGCTTGTATGCGCGCGTCCTGGGCGGGTACTTCCACGGGCTTGTCGAACACACGACCGCTCCGCCACTGAGAACGCTCACGTGCAGGTCGCCGGACGCAAGATCACCACCCACGCCAGCAACGCCAGCGGCATCACCATCCGCACCCGCCATAGCATCTTCAGCCGGGTCCGCGTCGTGCAGGACCGTGCGACGCTCGCTACTGATGAGCTTGTGGGTGTCCACTAGCTCGCTTTCAATGAGGTCATTCATCGCATCCGGGTCGGCGAGAACGCGCTCCAAACGCTTCTTCTCGTCACGCAGCCCCTTATCTTCCGCCCTGATCTGGTCGCCGTCCGCTTTCGTGAGCCTACGTAGCTGCATGGACAGAATGTAGGACGCTTGAAACTCGCTGATCTGGAAGCGCGCCATGAGCGCTTTTTGCGCGTCACCAGGCGTTTTCGCTTCCCTAATAAGCGCAATGGCCGTATCCACATCACCAATCACCGTCAACAGGGCTGCGAGCTGGGAGAGGCGAGCGTCAACCGCGCCCACACGCTCACGAGTACGACGAGCGACACACGCGCGCCGGTAATCCAGGAACAACCTCATACACTCGACGGTACCCAACTGGCGCGGCCTGCCGTCCACGAGGAACGTGTTGTTGACGTTAAACGCGGCCTCCATACTCGTGTACTTCCACAACGCCTCCAACACGCGACCAGCCTGCCACTGGCGGTGAACAACAATCTCTAGGCGCTGGTCCCGGTTACTCTTGTTGGACGCGCTGGTAATACCCTTCTCGAACGCCTCCACCGCCGGAATAGGCTTGCCCTTCTTCGTTTTCGGCGGCTGCTCTTCGCTCTTCTCGTTGATCTGTGCGAGAACGTCACCGACACTCACGCCGTAGGGCAGTTCCGTGACAACAATCTTGGACGCACCCCTGGGTAGCGGCTCCACCGTAACCGTAGCGCGCATGACGAAACGGCCTTTGCCGGTCGTGTAGTAGTCGCGTGCCCCCGCCTGGTCCTTATCGTACACGTGCGCGCCGGTCGGGAAATCAGGACCAGGCATCACAGATAGCACTTCGTCCACGGTCGCGTCCGGACGACGCAGGAGCAACAGGTTCGCCGCCAACACCTCGTCCGGGTTGTGGCTTGGCGTGTTCACGGCGAAACCAACCGCCATACTGTTCGGCGTGCCATTCACCACGGCATTGTTGAACTTGACCGGCAGGGCCACCGGCTCCGTCGTCGTCTCATCGTAGTTCGGCTTAAACTCACACGCACCGCTCTTGGCCTCCACGACGCACGCCAAACCGGCGTCAGACAGGCGGGACTCCGTGTCCCTCGCCGCCGCAGGCTTGTCACCAAAATGCAAACCCACACTACCCTTCACGTCAACGAGGGGAACCCTCATGCGGAACGGCTGCGCCACCGTGTACACTGCCTCCTGCACGCTCGCGTCACCATGCGGGTGATAAGCGAGCACCAACCCGGCAAACGACGCGGTTTTCTTGTGCTTTGCTGATGGGGTGAGACCACTCGTGAGGGCCGTCCACAGAATACGCGCGTGAACCGGCTTGAAACCACTATACACGCTGGGGATGGCGCGCGACGCGACCGTTGAAATCGCGTACTCGCCATAGTTTTCCTCTAGCCAGTCGGCACTGTCGGTTGCGACAATACCTGTCCTCTGACCGACGCTCTCCTGTAGCTGCTCAATCAGTTTTTGCTGACTTTTCGTGAGCTTACTTGTTTTACTTGACGCCATGTTCCTTGTTCTTTTCTTTCCGTCTTTCTTCGCGTTACTTCATGCCGCTAACGTGCGCTCAATACGCTCTAGCGGATACCGCTGTTAGTCTGCCGCCTCAACATCTGCACCCAAACTCATAATCCACTCTTTACGCTTCTCCGTGTCGCCGCCAAAAATCACGTCCAGCACGCGCTCGGTTTCCTCCACGTCGCGGCGCTCCACCCGCTGCCAGCACTTCTCGCTACTGAACGCGTACTGGTGTAGTCGCTCGCTCGTGGACTCACCCAAACCCTTCATGTAGTCCGTCGAATACGACAGCCCGGCGTCAGCCAATTGCCGCATCATGTCGTGAGCCTCTGACAGCGTGAACGCAGGCAACTCCACCACGCCACCAGCGCCGTCACCGTTCTTCACAGACACGACCGCCAAAGGGGTTTTCACCTGAAACAGCAGGCCAGCGTCAATGAGACCGGGGAATAGTTTGTCCACGATCACGTACAGGAGCGTCGCAATGTGAGAGCCGTCAGGGTCAGCGTCCGTCGCAATCACAATGCCCCCAGGGTAACGCATCTCGTCCAGGTCGAACGATGTGCCAAACCCCGCGCCCACAGCGTTAATCAGGTCTTTCACCTCACCATTAGCGAGCACCTTCTCCGTGGACGCCTTCAACGCGTTAATACCCTTACCGCGCACACCCAACAGAGCACAATCCAGAGTGCGGGCACGCTTCAAGCCGGACACAGCCGAATCACCCTCACACACCATCAGGAACGTCGTCGCACCAGTGCCCGCCCCCTCAGCTTCCACGAGCTTCGCCGGGAGAGCCGCTTTCGCGATCTTCGCGGACGCGAGCGACGCGTCCACCTTCTTCTGCGCGCTCAACCGGGCGCGAGCCGCCTTCAACACGCGCTCACACACCGCCGGGACGTTCTTGTCGCGACCCATCGCCCATTCTTCCAGCGGGCCGCTCATCATCTTCACGAGGGCGTTCGACACGGCGCGCGAACCGTCCAACTGGTCTTTCGCCTGGTTAGAATACGTTGCGCCCGGCATCCGCACGCTCACGACGGCGACGAGGCCGTGCGCCACGTCCTCATACGTCACGTCCGGGTCTTTGACACTCAAACCCTTTTTCATGGACCGCAGGCGCTTGTTGACCGCCGCCGTCAACGCCTTCTGGAACGCCACATAGTGCTTACCACCCAGGCGAGTGAACACCGTGTTACTGAACGTCTCCACATGCTCCGATGGCGCGTCACACCACGTAAACCACAGGTCCGCCGACATGGGCACCTCACGCTCACCCGCAGACACACTAGCGGCACCCTGCCGCCCATCCGACGGCATTGGCGTTTTCAGCCACACGGTACTGGACGCGCTCACGTGGAACGGGCTTGTGGCGAGCTTGCGGGGTGCGGCATCCTCCAACAGGGTTTGCACGCCCTCGTCGCCCTCAAACTTGTAGGTGGCAGTCCACGCGCCCGCCCCCTTGTCGCTCGTGC